TCCTTGCGTATCAATCCAAGGAGAAATATACGTTCCGTTCGCAGGCAAAAGAGCCGTTGTTGAAACTGACGCATACTTTCTTTGAATAGGTCGAACTACTGGCCCGACTTGCGTGCCGTCGCCCGCAGCATTGGAGGCGGGGCTTAGATTTATCCCCGCCCATCTGGCTATATCAGTAAACGTTGAAAACGGCATTTAGTTCTCCAGAACTAGAGGCTGACTTCTTACAGTGATACTTCTTCCCAAACCAATCCACCAGCAACGCTGATCGCGACTGGAGTAACGGTTCCGTAGAGAGCCAAAATTCCGCCCGGGGGAACGATGATGCTGCCGTCAATATTCTCTACCGACGGGCCGGCGCCTTCTGAGGGGAAGCCAACTGCGGTTCCTACCTGGGAATAACCCGTTGCCGGGCCAGCGATCAGGGACGAGGCACGGAGATAAGTGCCGACGTTTGTCAGGCCGGTGAGAGCGATTGTGTTCAAGCCCTTGGCTTGTGAGCCGGATGCGGCCAGGGTCTTGTTGTTCAAAGGAGTCTGTTGGTTGGCAACGGTGATGTTCGAGTTGCCGGTGTAGACCGCCCAGATCAAGCCGCCTGTGCCAGTCACGGTCGAGGCTGTGATGAAGCCCGACAAGATAGCTTGCAGGATAACCAGGTTGACAGTCGAAGACAGAGGATTCCAAATTCCTAGAATCGGAGTCGAGGTCGCAGCCGTAGCTAGCGTCGATGAGAGGCCGTCTGCGGTCGTGAACGTGGCAGCCGCAATTGAGGTCGCAGTGATGCCGACCGAAAACTGGCTGCCTTGGTAGTTCTGCTCGTAGAAGCGACCGTGCAGTTCTGATACGATAACATCGCCAGCGTTTCCGCCGCGAGATGATGCCAGGTTGCCGTTCGAGTTCTTCGACGGACCCGTTAAAGTTTGAAACAACATAATTAAATCTCCTTAATTGTAGTCCACCGAAGAAGGTCTATTCACATCGTCTACCAGGTCCAGAGCCAAATTCCCTTGCCCCGATTCCTCGTAAACAACCATTAATGTTTTTCTGATAGCCCTAAGCTCCATCAAAATTTCTTGAAAAATGAATCCCGTTCCAGGCGTGTTGTCCTGAGTAAGAACGTTTCCGCCAGAGGCAGATGCGCCCGCGATTGTAACAGGGACCGGGTTGGCTGCTGACGCGCCTTGCAGTTTTCCGTTTACGTCGACTGTGCCAATCTCGATAGAGGATGTTGGGGCTGTTGCCGCGTTCGTGCCTACTGCGGCCACTGTCGCTGTGACAGTTCCGGATACCGGCTGAGTTACGGCCGACCCGTCAACCTTGACTGCGCCCGCCGCCGAGATGCTGGCCTTGTTCGTTCCGCCGGCGTCCAGGAGTTCTACGGCTTGGCCGACAGGCAGAGACACGGGCTGAGTCGTTGTGCCCGTAGGATCTACACGTAACGGGTTGGCTAGCACGCCGATTGCGGCGCTGCCGTCAGTCAGCTGCGTATACCAAGACTGCGGTATGGTGCCCTTGTTTCCCTGGTTGACGTTGTCTGCGACGATCGCGGTGACACTAACAGGCAGAGGGTTGGCAACAGATACGTTCTGAAGTTTTCCAGATCCGTCTACCCAACCGATTTCCGTGGCCGACGTAGGAGCAGCGGCGCCGGTCAGGCCGATCGAGGCGTTGCTTCCGCCGGTGATCACATTGACGCTTAGAGGATTGCCAGGGGTGCCTACAGGATTCGTTCCGTCTGAAAGCTCGACAGGGAAAGCGTTTGTGAATGCTGGAGCCGGCCCATTGAGGCCTGTAATGTTTACGTTTGTGGATCCACCGCTACCCGGGCCGCCAGGAGATAAAGTTCCATCGGGGTTCTGAACGAACTGCCAGAATTTGACAACCTGGCCTTCAGTAATCTTCGGAGGAATCTGGAGCGACATGAAATCCTTTTAAACGGAGAAGACTAGCAGGGTTCCGCCGGCGGACAACTGCGCGCATCCGAGGGTGTTTACTCCCACAGGCGTGGGGAAATCATACGACTGGGCTGCAGCCGCGGAAGCTTTGCCTTGGCAAACAAGCTTTCCTTTTCCGTCTTGCAAAAGAAATGTATCGCCAGAGGCTGAGGCGATATGCATAATTTTTCCGATCGTCAGGTCTCCAGGAACTTGAGCTCCCTGCGCGATCGTAAAGGGTTGACCACCACCGGCTACTTTTGCCATTGAAATTCTCCTAGCTACATGCGCCCCCAACTTTGTTGGAGGATTGTGCATCGAAATGGTTTACTACGGCGCGACAGGCGGCTATAAAATCAGGAGCGGACTGAACTCGTTTCATCCAATTGCATGTTCCGCAACAAGATGCGCTATTTTCTTTTGTGTAGCCGAGTTCGTTATTTTTCCTATCGATCCCGTTGTACACATAAAAGCCGTTTCGCTCTGTTCCTACTTTTTGTTTAGGCTCTATTCCGCAATAATCGCAAGGATCGGAAGTCAACTTACGAAAATCTTCTTTTGTCAAATCAAAAACTCTAGCTCGCTTTTCTGCGTTGAATTTATACGTAGCGTACAATACTCCGAAAGCTGATTCGCCCGGTACACCACGATTAATTTCTGTAAGCAAATGCTGTCTCGCGCCAACAAGTTCTCGTCGCAAGCACCCACAACTTTGCTTCTTCTTATCTGTAAGATTTTTTCCTGCCGTGATGCATGATCTCCCACATTCACACAAACATAGCCAGCGTGTTCTATTGTGCTTTGATTCGGCTTGTTCTATGACAGTCAGTCGTGAAAATATTTGCCCTGTAAGATCTATGAATTTCATAACTCACCTCGAATGAGTTCGGACATAGGGGCGGGTTCGAGGCCCGCCCCTTTATCCTTAGCCAGAATTATACTCCGCTGGCTCGCGGAAGTCAATGCCGGACACTATCCGGCGTGAGGTTTAGCTGATTCCGGACAAGGCGTCGATGAGGCGGACGCGCTGCGTCGGGTCGGGCGGCAAAGTCACGGTGAAGTGAACCTTGTAGCTCGTCCAGCCGGGGATCAATCCCTCGGGGTCGCTGACGGAAATCGGTGCATTTTGTACGCATTTTGTTATTCGATTCTTTCGAATCGAGATCAGTCATTTCTGCTGATCTCTTACGATTGTTTTTCTCGTAATGATCGGACTATTGCATCACCCAGTAGGGTGTCTTTTCGTTTAGTCTCTCACGGTGCCGTTAAGCTTCCGCCTCGTTCCCGTTTCAGGGTTCGAGTCAATTAGAAAAGATTTTTTAACCTTGTAATTTTTCAATAACAAGGACGCCGTGTTAGTTGACGTTGCACTTGATTCCGCGATAGTTGCCGTCGCCGTATGCCGTGTCGCCGCGGCCCGCGAGATTGATGGCGATAACGCCATCGCGCCCGAAGATATACGTACGCAATGCAGTCGAACCAGTCGTCATATAGTTCGACGTCATGGTCACGAGGTTTGTTTGGAAGAAGTCAACACCGGTTCCCGGGAGTTCGAAAACTTCCGTGAGGTCGGCCGAAGGTAGCTCTTCCATGCGCATCAGGCCTTCCGACGTGTGCTTCAGTACGTCGATCGGGCTGTTGTTGGAAGTGTCGTTAATCGCATCGCCCCAAGCGAAGGGGTGAACGATCCCGGCAAACCGCTTTTTCGCTTCCATGAAAGGCTTCACGGAACGGCCGGCGAGAGACTGAATCGCGGCGCGGATGGTGCCGATGGACAAAGAGGTGAAGCTGGAGCTCGAAGCAGCTGCGAGTTGAACGAGGACCGAGCTATCGATGGCAGACGCGCCGTCAACAGTGTAGCGGACCAAGTTGCTCAGAGACTGACCCAAGCGGTAGGACATTTCCTTGGCAACGTTGCCCAGGGTGTCGTCGATTGCGGTCGCGAGTGCGAGGGACGAGAAAGACGCGTAATCCGCGTACTCGCCGATCGTGGAAGTGTTCGTGACCAAAGAGGCAGTGATGCCCTGGCCAGGAGTGCCTTCCGTCGCTTGTGAGGTGTTCGCTCCGAACGTGTTGTATTCGAAAAGAACGAGCTGGTTTCCGCTGTTGAGCGGCAGATCGCGCCTTTCTGCGCAACGGACGAACGGCGTCTCGGCTTTCAGGTTCTCGACGAACTGCTTGTCGTAGAACTTGACAGTCGACTGGGGCAAATTGCCCGTGACGTTTGATGCAGGGAATCCCAAAGACATTGTGGGTTACTTCCTGAAACTACTGCGCGGTCTACTTAGATTTTTCCTTCAGTCATAAGTTTGTCCACAGCCGATCTGAATCCCGGATCGGTTTTGTACTTGTGTTTAGTCTCGCTGACGGACAATCTATTGTATTCCTCGGCGGTCAGCCCCACTGGTGTTACGGGTGCTTGCCCTTGCCTGACGCTAGCCTGGCGCGGACTTGCCCCTGTGGATGCGGACCCTGGTCTCAATCGCTCCGCCGCTTTCGGGGTGGTAGCTGGTGGGACCTTAACTACGACAGCAGCCGGTGTTACGACTGCAGCTACTTCGCGAGCCGAAGTCGGAACGGGTAGTTCCTCTTCTTCGGTCGTTTGTGTAGAAACTTTTATGGTGACTTCATTCTGGCTCTTCAGCGTCTCGAGAACCTTGTTCAGGTTTCGGACGGTGTAGGCCCACTTGTTTTCTGCCAGGACTTCGTCGATCTTGTCGCCGAGTTCCCTGGTGAATTCAACTGTGTCATTCTGCTTCATGAACGCTTTCGCTGTGGCCTTGTAGGCTTCAACGGCGAGCGTGTTTTCCGTTTCAACGAGCCGACCCATGACTTCGTCGATCGGTGCGCCGAAACGAATCGCATCCCGCTTTTCTTGAGCCTTGTGCATACGGCTCGGGTCACCGGAGCTCATGGCTTCGGCGTATTCAAATTGTTCGTCTGCTGTCAACTGCCTGGGCTGAAGTGCCCGGCGAGTCGGGGCTAGGTCGGCGGGCTCGTCGATCAAGCGGCGCTGACGTTCGTCTTCTTGCTGTCGGATCTTCGAGGATGCGTGGGCTTGTGCCTGCATCAGCTTTCCGATCAGTTCGTCCTTCGTCTTGCTGCGGTAAACCTGGACTCCGGATCCGTCCTTGTTGTCTACTCGCGCTTCCCATCCGCCCTTTGTCTTGGAGATGGTTCCGAAAGGATATTCAATCGTTGTGGCTTCGTCCTCTACTTCGGGGACGACAGTAGCTTCCGCTACAACTTCCGCGGCGGGCGCTACGGGTGCCGGGGGCTCGACCACCGGGGCTATGATAGCCTCTTCTGGTGACAGGGCTAGGCTAACTTCTGGGCCCGCTGTCGGGTCCACAATGTTGGCGCCTTCGAGCAAAAATCCTTCGAGAGCTGCCTTGTATGTCGGATCGTTCTTCAGTCCGCGGACGCGATCGGACGGCAGATTGTCCCAATCAAACCGAACCTGTTTGGACAGGTCGGAAAATTGGGGCCAGCCGTTAGGATAGCCGGCGACGTTGTCCGCCGCGCGGGTGTCGCTCGGGACTTTTCCGAGCGCAATCAGTTCTTGAACGTTCTTCATTTTACTGCTCCTTGGGCCACCAATCCGGTGGACTCACAGAATGTACTGCTAAATTTTTACAGCTTGGCGCGGAGGCTTGCTACGATCGCGAGAACCTTTTCTTTAACGGCCGGTTCGTAGGCAACTGCGTCTGCTTCGATCTTGGAAATTTCGGTAATGACTTGTACGAGGGTTACGTGCTTGTACAAGCCATATGTTGCGACAGCAATAGCGGCTACCAATAGGAATAGAATCATCTGAATCTCCTTATTTGAATTCGGACATTATTTGCTGCTCTGGAGAAACCTTCATCTGCTCTTTCTTGATTCTAGCAAAATCCAATTCGCCAGAAAATTCCTCGACTGCTCGTTTTGCTTCGAGCTGAACCTGCTCATAGTGTAGCCTTGCGGATACAGCAACAAGCCCGGTTCTCTGGAAGTCGGCTTCTACTTTCCAGTTTTGAAAATGGGAGGTCTCAAGTTTTTCGATAACGCCTTCCGAAAGTTTCTGCCAGACGACGTACGCCGGGGAAGAAACCCAAGTGGCTAAAATGACCAGGTCGTTGGGTGTCAGACGCAAAGCGTGCTCATCGCGCATCGCTATTGGTCTGAGCCCGTCGACCGGCCCTGTTTCGAATTCATCCATGATACCCATATGATCCCTCCCGGGAGCACGTTAAACTTTTCCGAGTGTCCTGCCACTAGACGACTGTTACGCCTTGGATTCGAACCTAGGCTCTCTCGGTTAAACTATTACGGCCTGTCTTGCAGGTCGCGCGTGGTGTAAGGCGTCGGCGCCGGGCTAGTAACGCTGTATCCACCCTTCGGATTAACAGTTACTTTGCGCATCGGCTTGTCGCTGCCCTTGCCGCTCTCAATCTGAATGTGGCAGCAATCACCGGACGGGCCCATAGAGACTCCGCCGTTTGAAATTGTTGAAACTTCTTTTCTGTCGCTCATTGTAATTCTCCTGCAGAGGAACTTCTGTATGACGGTTCCCGTTGGGGAAGCGTTCTATGCTGATAATTCTGATCCGCCAAATCCCGGTCCCCCGGGCTCTCCAGAAATCGCCTCAGTGGTTCCGGCTGCTTCTAGTGAATGTCTGATCACGTCACCAGCTGCTCTCTCGGTCCATCCTTGAGATTGTAGCTGCGACTTGTTTTGGAACTGCGCCTGCATCTTGGCTTGATCTGATGCTGCCTTCTGGGCTGCAGGATTCTGGGCCGCTCGCTGCTGTTTCATTTGCGGCGTTAGCTTCTTCATGATCGAATAGTACGTTGCGCTGCCCCACCCGCTGACGTCTGTCAACATGTGGAGGATTTCGCTGAAGTCGATGTATTCGCCGTTGATGTCGGCGATCTGCCCGGCCAGGGCTGGGTTCGTGAAGTACTGCATGATCAGAGGCATGGACTGCGCCATCTGCTGACGAGCCGCCAAATGGCTGCCGGCCAGGACGTCGAAGGTCTTCATACCCTTGCGACCCTTCATGAAATCCTCAAACGTGGCGTGCAATTCGTCTCCCAGGGTTTCTGTGAGAATCGAACGATACACGGTCGGAGGAAGGAACATGCGGTTCATGTCGTACATCTGCCATAAGAATGGCTGGAAAACTTGTCGGTTGAAATCTTCAACCAGGCCGCCGATACGATCGGTGGCTGCTTGCATCATATTGCCGGCGCCTGTTGCTGTGCGCCCCATGGACGAACCACGGCCGCTCGGACGGGATGAGCCCATCGTGAGCATTTGGCTGGCTCCGGAGATCGATTCAGTTCTCGATTCCGATGCCGCGATGATGCTGAACATTTCCGGCTGGATCTTGGGTAGGTCCAGAGGATGGATGGCTTTCGTAGGATCGCCGTCCACGTCAATGAATCCACCGAGGCGCGCGCGAACTTGCTGGGTGTTGATGTTGGCGCCGCGTGCCCGAATGAGGGGCTGGTTGGCTGCCAAGGTGCCGATGTTGGCGACTGCGTTGATGAAACCTTGCTGCAGTCTCTGCTCGCCGCCGAGCGCTGTCCCGAGGCCTAGGCCCCAGAAGCAGTCCTGAATCATCCACCAGTTGACAGAAGCGAACGGGATCTTTCCGAACGGATTAGGCTCATTCCGGATCAGGCGCTTGCCTGCCAGTACGGTCATAACCTTTTCGTTGTCCCAGCGCTCTTGGAGGAGCAGCGGTTCGTCTAGTGAATCTTCCGTGGTCTTGGTGAATATCGGTGCAGCGTGTTGAATAAATTGGGTGTTGTTCTGGCCGGTAATAAAGTTCTGGCCGCCGATAGCTCTGGATTGATCCAGGGCTTCGGTGCCGTCAAACCAGGAACGGATCTCCGCTTCGTCGGGAAGATTGTAGCGGTAGATAGGTTGGTTCTGTTCGTCGTAATAGATCTCGTCCTTCATGCGCATCAGGTCTCGGTAGGTTACCGGGAACTCATGGATGACGAACTTGGCGTCGCGAATGTCCGGAGTGCGGCAGCCTGGATCAACTAGGACTTGACGAATGTCGCAGTTCTCGAAATAGGGGTGAGACTTGAGGACTTCGCTCTTGATCATCTTGAACGAGTCGGAGTCTTGGTTCGGGTGTTTCGTTACGGTGCCATCATCGCCGGTGACCGAAGTCATAGGTCCGAGAGGCTCGAAATCCCATTCCGTTTTGTAATAATCCTTCCAGCCCCACTTCCAAATTCCTGTGCCGTTGAGCAAGCAGGAGAAGAAGCCATACTTGACTTCTTGTTTGAAATTCATTTCTGCAAGCTGGAACGCTGTCACTTCCGTGATCGCGCGCGCGCAATTAGCAGAAATGCTGGACCGCTGCGTCAGGGTGAACGGAGGCTCTTCGTAGAACAGGCCGCCTATCAGCTTCGAGTTGATAGCGTTGACGTGCGTCGCCACTGTGAACTTGGCGATGTTCGCCTTCGGCATCGATGTCCCTTCCCACGTTTGGAGCAGTGGGGGAGATTGATACAGAAGATCGATTTCGATCCATCGGATGTTGAAATAGCGGCTTTCGATCCAGGCCCTGGTAAACGCCGCATCGCGAACTACAATCTTGAGCGCAGCGTTGTCCGTGACTTCCATCGGACTCTTCAAGTCCTCTATGTTAATCGTTCCGGATGTAGATGTTCCGGCCAGGGGCTGCACTGCGCTCATAATTTTTATCTCTTAAAAGGCGTTATAGTGTAGGGATCGAAAAGATCGCTACCTGATGAATCGCCAGTACCCGGTTCGGGCTCAAGCGGTTTTTCTACGACGACAGGAGCATAATCACCCTGCCCGTAAAGCATGTCGTAGAAGTCCTTCTCTCGAAGGGCTCGGTCAAATTGCTGGGCGCGTTCTTTGCTGCCTGGGCCGTTAGGTTCTGCTACGCCGGCCGGCAACACGCGCATGTAATGGCTTATGGCGTCCGCTATATCGTCGTGAGTGGTTGTACCAAAGTCTTTGAACTCTTTGTACAGATCATCGAGGCAATCGATGGTGTTCATGAAGAACAACATGCTGCCAAGAAGATAGGGCTGCACTGCTCCGATACGATTGGCTTTTGCATTTGGAGATCGATCGACTTTGAAGAAGTCCAGGGGGATGTAGGCAGTCCCGGTCTCTTCCGCGTATCGACGAATCGTCTGCTCCAGGAACTGAGCTCCGTTGGAGTTTTCAATGCATACCAGTCTAGGTTGATATTTCTGATAGGACGTTACGATCGCTCTTGCGAGATCGCTTTCTACGTAATGGTCACGAAAGATCTCAACCACGTACGCGCGATTCTGATTGTCAAGACCAATGACAGCACCAACAGAATAATCGTTAGCCTGACTCGATCCATATGCGAAGTCCCAAAAAATGTAATAGCGAAGTTGATGCGGCAGCTGATCGAGAGAAATTGTTCTCTGGGTCAAAAGCTCTAAGGTGAACTTAACCTTTCTCGTTCCTGACGCATTCAGCATGTACTGCGACAAATAGATTCCTAGATCCTTGCGTTTCCGCTTGTTCAAGAAATCATTTGTAAGGCGAGGTCGTCCGCTCTTGTCAAACTCGAAAAGAAGCTCCCAGTCCGCGTCGGTGCAATCCCGCTCGTCTTTGTGTTGAGATGCAGGGATCAGCCATCTGGCCGGTGTTGCGAGCTTCTTCAGGTCGGCAGGCTCAACAGACGTCACCGTGTGTGCGTACAAGTCAGAGCCAGCGTATGGTGTACCCAGGAGATCTTTGAATCCTCCCGGATCAATAAGTGATTCGGCGTAGTTGATCTTGCGGATCACCTTCGCTATAAGTTCTTTTGTTTCCGAGTTCTTGTCGTTGACGACGTCGTCGCCCTTCATCAAGTCGCAGTGCCAACCCGGCAAGTTCGACAGAATCGAGTTTGCCCAGGCGGAAGGATCTTTCTTTTTGTCGTCGCCTACTGTTCGGCAGGGGCAAAAGAACTGATCTTCTGCGCCTTCAGTTTTCGATGTAATGACCCATTCAGGGAAAAGTTTTTGAAAATTGGTAGGCTCTGCAGCTTTCGGTACGAAGTAATAATTCTTCATTTCACCGATGAATGATACAGCCAGGCTGCTTTCGGCCGCAAGAATAAGAATACGAATATCTGGAAAATTAATTAGCCACTGAACGCAATCGATTACGTCAATGGTTGACTTGAAGCTGCCGCGAGGATATAAGAGCAAACGCTCTTTTATGATATCCTGCTCGTAGTACGGCTTGGACGGATCCTTCTGTACGAAAAAATTGCATACTGGAGCATGCGTAAAAAACGTAAAGGCCTTGTTGAAAACTTCGCGGCCAAGAAACAACAGGTTCGTTCGGCACATGAACTGCAACATGCCCGTGACCTGCAGCTGTGGGTCCAGGTTTTTAAGGGTGGCCAGGTGGGAATCGAAGATCTCCATCCTGCGCACAGATGCTTGAACTTCCTGATCAGTTTTGTCGACGGCGTTCTTTGCGATAGCCCTGTCGAACTGAATGTAGTTGCGCGCTCTCTCGAACAGCTCTGTGAAACTTTTTGGGGCGGGACCAGCCAGGTCGCGGTCAGCTACCTTCCAGAAATGCTTGATGGAAAGCTGCTCCTCGCCTGCCTTAGCTAGTTCTCCCGCCTCGTTGACTAAATATTCTGACGTCCATCTGAGTTCCATACCATGACCTTCGAAAGCCCCAATCCGAGGCGTTCTTGGTGCTTTGTTTTAGACTGCTGCTGGGGCTGCCTCTGCTGCTGGCGCCGCGGCTGATGGGCCGGCCGCTGCTGGGCCCCCGCCTAGATTCTGTTCCATGCCTTGCTGCAACGAAGCCATGTCCGGGGCGGCGTAGCTAACTGGCTCTGCCTGCTCCGGCATTTTTCCGTCTGCTCCAGGCTTGGCTGGATGCGGGTGATGCGTTACGGTGTGCGATCCATTTCTATGATGAATGGTTTCGGTTCTGTGGAAATCGTGTGGCTTGGCTTTGGCGTCCTTGGCAGGGCTGTGCTTGTCTGAGGTCTTTTTCTTGCCTTCGGACTTCTCTGATCCCTCGCCCTTCTTCTCCGACTTTGGCTCGTTGCCTTCCTCTTCCATAGCGGCGGCCATCGGGCCTGCTTTCTTTTTGAGAGCCATCACTTTCTTCCCCTCTTCGGCTTTCTCTTTCGGGATCACGACTTCGCCCTTCTGGAGATTCTTGACGCCGTCTTCCGTTACTTCTCCGCCCTTGTGCATCTTGGGAACGTTCTTGACGTAG